GTTGGTCATTGGGTTTTGGTGCTAAGTATGCAAATCCTTCTACGCTGCCTGCGGGTGATGGCTACGGTGTGTCTTGGAAAGCATCATGACGCATGATCAATTGCAAACCGCTATAAAACAGCGTGAAGCTGATATTGCCAATTATCAGGTAAACATTGACAACTACACTGCAATTATTGACATGCTGCCGGCTGAACTGCCATCTCGACTTGTTGAGCATAGAAATACAGCGCCGGTAGATTTGATTAAAACATTTTCATTTCATGACATTCAATTGCTATCGGATTTTCAGTTTAGAGATAAGCTGTCAAAAATGTTGTTGACCGAACGTCTTGAGCAACGAAAGTCTGCGTTTGTTCTTAAAGCCTTACAACTTAAAATTACGCCGTGATAGCAAACCATATCCAACGCCTCAACTTGCCGCCTGCCGCAGCCGCATGGCTGTTGGACGTCTGGGAAGCGTTTCAACTGCTAGACGACGTTGTAGACGGAGACAAACCAATCGAACGAGCGCGCTTGGATACCGGAATCTACATGCTTCTGGTACGATTGCCGAGCAACCCGTTTTACCTTGTCAACGCGCAGGCGCTGTCTACGATGCTGGCAAGTGCAGTCATGCGCTGGAAAGCCTCTGATGACGCTGAACGCGCCCGCAAGGCCGATGAGCGGTCGTTTGTATGGCGAGCAGGCTACTATGACGTTGTGTTGGAAGTTGTCCGTATTTGCCACGGGGCTGACGTTGCTATGACCGCCGCGCGAGACATTTTGTCGCTCTACGGCGAAACTTTTGAGGCGTACCGCCAGGAGTTCCCAAATGCCTGATCCAATAACCGCAATTGCCGGGGGCTCGATCGCCAGCGGTTTGCTTGGCGCAAGGGCGTCGCGCAGTGCAGCCAACACCCAAGCCGCTGCGGCTCGCGAAGGCATGGAGGCGCAAGAGCGCATGTTTGAGCGCCAACTTGAGACGCAAGCACCGTTTCGAGAAGCTGGGATCGAGGCGCAAAACATGCTCTTGCAAGAGCTGCGCAACCCGCAAACTTATCGCCCTTCCGCCGGGTTGTCAGCCGCTGAGCTAGCCGCTCAGCAGTACCAACCTACTGCGGGGCTGTCACCAGCAGAGATTGCGCGGATGCAATACACCGGCGTCACGCCGGGTCAGTTGGCGTCTGAGCAGTTTAATTTTGAAGCGGACCCTGGCTACGCATTCCGTTTGGCCGAAGGCATGAAGGCGCTTGAGCAAAGCGCAGCGGCACGCGGCAATCTGTTGTCGGGCGGCACCGGCAAAGCGCTTCAGCGATACGGCCAAGGGCTCGCGTCACAAGAATACCAAAACGCTTTTGCGCGGTTCCAAGCAGACCGCGCTGCAAGAGCGGCGTTGGCAGGGCAAGAGTACGGTCAGTTTGCCGATGATCTGTCGCGCCGCGCGGCGTTAGGCAATACAGAGTACGGTCGGTTTGCAAACGAACTAGCCCGGCGTCAAGGGCTTGGCGCTATGGAGTACGGTCAGTTTGCTGGTGAGCGCACCGCGCGCATGTTGCCGTTGATGCAGACCGCGCAAACCGGCCAAGGGCTTGCATCAAACATCGCGGGTCAGATGGGAAATCTTGGTGCTGCCCAAGCAAATGCCGCTGGACAGATCGGGGCGGCGCAAGCCTCCGGCACGATGGGCATGGCGAACGCGCTGTCGGGCGCAATTGGCACGGGCACCAATCTGTACATGCAAGACCGCATGCTGAACATGCTTGCCAACCGTCCGGCAACAATGTATGACTACGCAGGCCGCTACGGCCAAGGTATGCTCTAAGCACAAGGTGACGCAATGGCTACTCAACCGTTAGTCGCAATGGGATTCAAAGCCCCTGAGTTCGCATCCCCGCTGAACATGATGACGCAGGTCAGTCAGCTACAGGCGGCGCAAGATGCAAACGCGCTACGCCAACTGCAAGCGCAACAGTTGATGCGTGCGCAAGAGCAGGAAAACGCGCTGCGGTCGCGACTGTCGTCGGGAGCGCCGATGTCTTTTTCTGAGGCGGCAGCATTCGGCGCGCCGGGGCTACAGGCGTTGACGGCTCAGCGAGCGGAAATCGAAACGCAAGAGAAACGTCAAGCAGACAAGCTGCAAGACCTTGCAGAAGGGCTGATGTTTGTCCGCAAAGACCCGTCGCTAGAAAACTTTTCTGAGGCGTTTCGGCTGCTGAAGTCGCGCGGCTTAGACATGGGTTCGACAGCAGCAGAGATTATGCTGATGGGTCCAGAAGATCGTAAAAAAGCAGTCGATAGATTTATTGAAACCACGCCCGGCATGTCAAAGCGGCTGCTTGAGTTGGATAAAATCCGCACCGAAACCGAAGCCGCGCGAGTAAAAGGAGAAGCAGCAGCATCGCAAGCATCTACGGCAGCAGCTAAGTTGCCTTTCGAACGGCAGCGCGCAGAAGCGGCTATGATCTCTGCGCGTGCGGCAGCGGACAAACAAACAACTGAAAGAAAGACTGAACTGCAACGCCTGCAAGAACTGCGCGACAGTTTGCCGGTTGGCAGTGTGGAGCGCGCTGAAGTTGACAATGTTATCGACGCGCGAGGGCGTTCGGCTGCGCCGACGCTTACGGACATCGTTGATCCCGACGATCCTACTCGCATGCTGAAGGTTGATGCGCGGCTTTACACCGGCGGCGGCTTTACGGCGCCGGGCGTTGTAGGTATTGCCGGCAGAGAGCCGGCGGCAGGTAAGCGCGCAACAGAGCAAGCTACAGCGCGCAGTCAATTTCTTGACATTCTTGATACCTTGCAAGCAAATTTTGATGAGCTAAACCGACAGCGCGCTATCCCAAGCGAACAGCGCGGTGCGGTTAGTAACGTCCTGTCGTCTATTGAAGCTAGCGGTCCTGGTCAAGTTGCTGGCCGTGCAGTAGGCGCTAAAGCGCAATCTTTGCGCGATGAGATTAAATCATCGCGCATGGCGTTAATGTCTGCGCTCAAAAAGATTACTGGAAAGTCCGCGTCAGAACTCAACTCGAACGTAGAACTGCGGCTAAACTTGGACGCCATATCCGACCCGTCGCAAAGCTATGAAGCGGCAACAAAGATTCTTGAGAATCTAAAACAGTTTTACGCGCAAGAGCCTGCGCCGACGCCAGCGCCCGGTGGTCGGCCCGGCGTTACAGACCGCCGCAGCAGCAGCAGTAGCACGACGCGCGGCACAGCGCCGTCGGAAGTCCCCGCGTTTCGCACTGTGCACGAAGCTGAAGCGGCAAATCTGCCCAAAGGCACACGGATTACTGTCGGCGGTAGACCAGCAGAGGTGAACTAATCATGGGCGTTAGATTCCTTGATGAACAGCCGCAGCCGAGCAAGATTCGCTTCTTAGATGAACCCGCGCCGTCTGCCGCGCGTCTGTCCACCGCTGAAGCGATTCCTTTTATTTCGCCCGAAGCGCGCGCGTCCATTGCGCAGGCCGAACGCAACATACGCGGCGGTATTGTAGAAGGGTTGGGCAGCATCGGCTCTACGGTCATGCGCCCGTTTGAAAGCGCTGCTGAGAACGCACGCCGTCGCGCGCTGATTGAGCAGTTTTCAACCGAAGTGCTGGGCGCCGAGCCAGACGCCACAGGTCGCACAGTTGGCCGCGTCGGCACTCAAATCGCAGGCACTGCGGGCCTTGGTCCCGCGCTGGGAGTAGGCGCCGCTCGAGCTGGTCTGCCAGGCTTGGCAAGAGCGCTTGAGACTGGCGGTTTTGTTGGCCCGTCACTACCCGCACGCATAGGCGCGGGCGCTGCCGTAGGCGGCGGTGCTGCGGCTATGACTGGCGAAGACATCGAAACAGGGGCTGGCATTGGTGCCGTTGCCGGGCCTGCGTTAAGCGGTCTTATTAAGGCAGGTGCGAGAGGTACCGGCGCCGCGATGGACGTACTTAGCATGGGGCTGCCCCAACGCCGCGCGGTTAATGTGCTGCGGGAGGCGATTGGCGAGCAGAACATGCCAAACGCTGTGGCAGCTCTCCGCGCAGCCGGCACCGGAATCCCTGATGAAGCGCTTGTTGGCGTGTCGCGCCCCGCGTTTATTTCGCTGGTTGACCTCGCGGCCAAGAAAGACCTAGACAACACCGTCAACGCGCTACGGCGTTTGCAAGGCGAAGACCAACTTAATGAGCTTGCGCGTCTTGCGGGCGGCATCACGCAAACAGAAGCCCGCGCAACCCGCGAGGCTACGAAACAAAACCTGCGCAGTTTAACTGCGCCGATGCGCGAGCAGGCGTTGAGCGAGGCTGGGCTGGCCGGAAAGTACGCGCCTGGGCTTGAGACTGACGTGTCACGCTTCCAAGGCGCCGCTACTGGCAAGGTCGAAGATGTTCGCATGCTAGAGCGCGCGAGGGCTGCTGCCAAAGCACGCGCAGGTGAAGAAGCCGCGCAGCCGCAAGTTCTTATGGGCCAGCGCCCCGATCGCAGCGAACGGCTAATGCAGATGGCTGACAACGCCGAAAACTACGCGGCAAAATCGGCTGATGAATCGCTGCTGTTTGGTGACGCGGCGCGCTTTGCCAAGTACCAATTGGACAGTTTAGAGGCCGAAGGGCTTAAGCCGCTGCGCCCGGCTGACTTTATCGGCAAGGTCAAAGAACTTGGCAAGATTGACGAGATGGCCGGCAACGACCAATTCGAGGCCGCGCTTGGGAAGGTTATCCGCGACATTGATAAATGGACAAAGGCCGGCGGAATCATTTCTCCCGACGCGCTGTACGCGCTGCGCAAGAACTCTGTCAACAGTGCCATCGAGACTTTGTTCAAAGACCCGGACTCCCCCGCAGCCCGTCAGGTGGCAGCGGGCGTCTTGTCTCGCATCAAACCCATCATCGACGACGCCATCGAGGCGGCTGGCGGTAAAGGTTGGCGCAGCTATCTGGACGCTTTCGAGTCTGGCATGACTGAAGTCAACCAGCAGAAGCTGGCGGCCAAAGCGCTCGACTTGTTTAAGCGTTCGCCGGATGAGTACGTGCGCTTGGTGCGCGGTGACAATCCGAAAGAGATCGAGAAGGTGTTCGGCGTCGGCAACTACGACATCGTTAAAGAGATGGGTGCCAAGTACCCGACGCTTAACAAGCTGGCGGAAGGCATCGAACGGCGCGGTGCGATTGAGACGGCGATCGGTGAAGGCCGCGAGCCAATCGAAGGCATCTTGCAGCGCAACAAAGGCATGTTTAGATTGCCGGCGTTCTTTGACCCAACGGTGACCGCCAGCAATCGCATTTTGACGATCTTGGGTGCAAAAGCAGACGTCAAGACAATGGACGTCATCATCAAGTCGTTGCGCAGCAATGAGGACTTGCTCAAAGCGCTTGAGAAAGTTCCCGCAGTTCAGCGCAACAAGGTGCTAAAGGCGTTGTCAGACGACAGGTCGTGGATTCCTACCGGCTCCGCAGTGACAGCAGGAGCGGCAGTCTCTGGAGCAGAGTGATGGCATCAGCAAACGAAGTGGAGGCTCGCTTGAACACGCATGAAGCAGTGTGCGCAGAACGATGGACTGAGACGATCCTGCGCATCAAGCGGCTGGAGCATATCTTGATCGGCACTGCGGGTGCGATCATCATGCTACTTTTGGGGCTTGTGTTAAAGGTGTGACATGCTGGACCCAATCAGTCTGTTGGCGACTGCGACTGCCGTCTTCAACGGGCTGAAGAAGGCGGTTGAGATTGGCCGAGAAGCCGAGGATGTCTTCGGCCAGCTCGGCAAATGGGCCGGCGCCGTCAGCGACCTGCAAGAGTGGATGAACGGGCAGCAGAACACCAAGCCCCCGCTGTTCAAAAAGCTCACCTTCTCAAAGTCTGCGACCGTCGAGGCGTTTGACGCCTACGCCGCCCAGGTCAAGATCAGGGAGATGGAAAAGACGCTGTACCACTGGTTCCACTACGGGCCGTTGCAGCATCTAGGCCGTGACGGCTACGTCGAGTTTGTACAGATGCGCCGGCGCATCAAAGAGCAGCGCGAGAAGATGGTTTACGAACAAATCAGGCGGCGCAAGAAGTTCATCAAAAATGCAAGCGATGCAGGTTTGATACTTGTCACTGTCGGTCTAGGTGGGATCATTCTGTTCCACATCGTCATGTTCATCGTCGACAGGTGGCCCAAATGAATTACATCTTTGGCATCATCGTCTTGCTCATCGCTGTCTTGATGTTAGCTCTTGCGGAGGTAGCGCGCTGATGGCCCCGATCATTGCAGGTATCGTTTCTACTCTTATCCAGAACAACCTGCCCAAGGTCGCGCAAGCGGTCGTGGACAAGGGGCTTGACTACGTTCAAGAGAAGACGGGCGTTGAACTCAAGCCTGACATGAACGCCGAGGACATCACGCGCCTGCGCGAGCGCGCGATGCAGCATGAAGAGTTCATGGTCGAGCAGGCGAACAAGAACACGGCAGACGCCCGCGCGATGCAGATCGCGGCGCTCATCAACGGTAACGGCATCAGCAAGTCGTTCGTTTACGTGCTGGCGACCTTCTGGTCCATCGTCGCAGCCGGGTACATTTTTCTGATCACGATGGTAAAGATCCCGGCTGACAACGTGCGCTTTGCCGACACGGTGCTGGGCTTTATCTTGGCGACCGTGGTCGCAACCATCCTCAACTTCTTCTTTGGAAGCAGCGCCGGTAGCAAGGCCAAACAAGATACGATTGAGAGCAAGAAATGAAAGAGAACTGGGAGCGGGCGCTGGCGGCTGTCCTGCATCACGAAGGGGGTTTCGTTCACCACAAGGACGACCCAGGGGGCATCACCAACCACGGCTGCACCAAGGCGACGTGGGAGAAGTGGTGCGGGCATCCGGTGACCGAGCAGGACATGCGCGATCTGACGCCCGAGGACGTGGCGCCGCTCTACAAGGAACGCTATTGGGACAAGGTGCGCGCCGACGATCTGCCGGCGGGCGTCGACTACGTGGTCTTCGATACCGCCATCAACTCAGGCCCAGGCCGCGCGGCCAAGCTCCTGCAAGAAGTGATCGGCGTGACGCCGGATGGCGCGATCGGCCCCATGACGCTGAAGGCCGTCGCTGCCATGCCGGCGGCGGACGTCATCAACAAGTTCCAAGACAATCGTCTTGTCTATTTTCAGACGCTACCCACTTGGCCCACGTTTGGTCGGGGCTGGGCGAGGCGCGTCGAAGAAGGTCGGGCTGCGGCACTACAGATGTCTCAATGAGCTTGTTGATATACCACTGAGCCTTCCGCAAGTCCTCAACGCCGTTCTTCTGTTTCCAGCGCCACAGGTACTTGATGGCGTTGGCGGTACAAACCGCGTCCAACCCTTCCAGCCCTGCGGTCGCTGACGCGAGCGCGTCAATGCACTCGACCCCGCCGCGTGTGTAGTGCGGCGGGTGGTTCACCATGTCTACCATTTTGCTTCTCCTAAATCAATCATCATATCCTCTGGCGTGGGGGTAGGAGGTGGGCCGCTTGGGCGGATCAGGTGTGTCGGAAACGGCCACTGCGGGCGGGTGTCGGACGATGGACCAGAATTGTTGCTGTCGGATTGCGACGTGCTGCGCAATGTTGGCTTGCTCAAGTTTGATGAGGGCATTTCGTACTCCACTTTCGGACACTAAGAAACGTGCGCTTAATTGTTGCACGCTAACTGGTGACTTGTGCGTGCGCAAGTAGCGCTCAACCTTCTCGACTAACGTCATCTTGGATTACCAGTTGATTGCGAAGCATGCGCTTCAAGTTCAGATAGCCTTCGCTGTAATCGATCATCGCCCTACCTCTGAGATACGGGTTAGTTCTTTGGCCTTGGCCCACTTGGCCTGGTACTCAGACAACTCCGACGGCGGCACCCAACCGTGACGGCGCCATGTCTTGGTGACGTCGGTTGCCACGCCTATGGCGTAGAGCACGTCGCGCGCTTCAAGAGATCCAGCCGCTCCCGGGTAGTGCGTAACGCTGCTGCCCGCATATGCATACGCTCGATCAATGACACCCGTTTCTTGCCAGCCAACTCTGCTTCGATCAGTTCCCATAGCTCACTCTCCGTTAGTTGATTAAGCCTTCGTTGAAGTTCGCGCCAATTCACATCGTTTCTCCAGTTTTGCAATCTCCGCAAGCACCCGGTTGAGCGCGCGTTGGGCGGCGTTGAACTCCCGCTGCCGTATACGCGCCTCGGCCCGAGCGGCCTTGAGCTTCTCGTTCCATCGGTTCATTTGAGCGCCTCTAGTGCCATATCAGATACCTCTCGTTTCTCATGTAAAGCCTTCCAGATCGTCTCGT